AATGGATGAGCTAAACGCGCGACGCATCACCACGCGGTCATGGTTTCCGATTATGCAATCAGCCACCGGAAAAGCTATGCGCCATTTTTGCAGGTCTTCAATTGCACGCTCCAGCTCCGTCCGTGCGCTTTCCCCATCGGGATCGGTTTCGTGCCTGCTGGTGGCGTGCGAGTCGATGAGGTCACCGATAAATATGACTTGGTTACACGCGTACTTGTCGTAGGTTTCAAGGCAAAACTCAAAATAACCCTCCTTCTCAAATGGGCAATGCAGGTCACCAATGACCTGAATACGCCTCTCTTTGTTGCGTAGGAAATCCAGCGCTTTCTTTTGTTGGGCTGTGACTCGCGGGCGTATTGTGTTAATCATAGAGCCACACTATATCCTCCGTTTTTCCGTCATCGTCGTCCACATGGATAAAGGTGCGGCCTATGCCTATGCGGTTGAATCCTGCGTCATACAGTGCGCCCAGGATATAACCCCGTGTGCGTTCATCCGGACAGCTAATATCAGCCGCCAAGCCTTTTAAATGTGAACTGCTTTTTTTCCCTCCAACAGCTCGGTTATGAGAGCTGCACCGAACGCCCGACGTGATAACGAAGCTCACGCCTGCTTTGTGGCGGGCATCGTCCAGCATCAACAAGAAATCCAAATCCATCACGTCAATACCAAGGCCGTCAGAATGAGTGCGGCATTTCTTGCACTTGCAATCAAATTCCTCGTATCTAAAGTATCTCAGTTCCATATTATCGAACAGGCTGCAACAAAAATAATTATATCAGCAACGTCCGCACGGCCATACTCGCGCGCCTTATACGTTGCGTTTACCATTACAGTCGCTAATATAATCCAAATCATTTTTGCAGCTTTGCAAGCATTAACTCGATTTTGTGGACGGATGCCAGCAGTTCTTTCATGTCGCTCTTTATCTCGTTGCTGTCAATCTCTAGCTGGATCACGCGGCTTTTCAGACGTGCCACCGTGCTGTTCAGGTTCACCCATACACCGACCAAACCAGCCACCACCGGCGCAACCATTGCAACAAATTCCCATTCCATCACTTGTCTTTTTTCTGTATTATATACCAATTCGAATTGTGGCACAAGATAGTGATGCCATCGTAAGCCCGGTTGAAATCGTAGGACGTTGCGCCGTCGATAGTTACACCGGTATCCCCTGTGTTTGGTCGCAGGCTTACGTATTGATTCGCGGCAATTGTGCCATCGCTATGGAACTGGATGCTGCGCCCTTCGTTATCGGCAACCAGCGGTAAGTAAATAATGCTTGCACCGTTGCCGCCTGACCACGTGTTCATTATCATATAGTCAATCGGCCTCACGTTGTACGTTGTGCCTGTTCGATTCGTCACGGTGGCGGTTCTATACTGAACGCGCGAGCCGTAACTATCCTCTCCGATAAGCAGCGTCCTATTCAGCGCCTCCGTCGCTCCTGTAACACCTAATCCGGGATTGTGGGTAATCGGGTCAACCACGTCTATGGCGTCGCCTATGGCCGTCGTAACGGTCGTCGCATCCCGCGCAACTAGAAACGCCTCTAGCTCAGTTTCAACGGATCGCGCCGTGAATGTAAATTGAAATAATGCAAAGTCGCCCGCTGTGTCGTCCAGCGTTTGCCACATCTTTAAATCACTACCGTACACCGTGCCGCGTTGTATTGGTGTGCTGATCCGCTGGCCTGCTAGTATCTCCTGCACGCCAAGCCGGTTAATGCCTACGCCTGTGCCCGTGTAGTTTAAACTTTGCCACTGTGTTACCGGTACGGCATTGACGCCCACAATGACGCGAATAACCCCGTCGGCGTTCTGTGTTTCACCGTCACCAAACAGGCACACGCCTTGATCAATTTGGCCGCGTGCCGTGTCGCTGTTGGTAGCTGTGAAAACAACCTCATCGCCTAGCGCATTATTGCCCAGGAGGTCAGCACGCAAAACCACAATTTGAAAATCTGCTGCCGACGTGCTGACAAGGTTACTATCCAATGCGCCATCCTCATCGATGCCGACAATGGTAACACTTAAATCCATGCCGGTTTGGTCACTTGGTAGCGCTGGCGTATTGATCACAATCGGCATTGTAACTTCACCGCCTTCGTTCCTGTTAAATACGTAGCTCACAACTTCATAATATTCGGGCGTCGCCGTCCATTGTGGCGTGCTGTAAACGTGCGAAGTGTATTCAAGTACGCCTTCATCTAAATCGCCAAGCTGGAAATCAAGCATTGTTTCCGTGAATTGTGCATCCCGTTGCAGGTACTGCGTGCCCACCTTAACAAGAAAGCGAAGCATTACCCGCGCCACAATATTATCGCCCGTCGCTACGCCGTCGCCGTCATACTCATAATTGAATGCGCCAGTGATTAAAAACTCTGTGTCCTGCAAGTAATCTATATCTGTATCCTCTAACGTGTTGCCGAATTCCGTTTCGGTATATAGGTTATCATAGATTAGCGGATAGTTGCCATTGTATTTTCGCGTGCGGCGCACCTCTTTTAATGGGACAAGGCCGCTGTACTGATAGCCGCGCAAGCGCTCCAGTGTTGCATTGAATGGCCTATCCGATGCAAACAACTGTTGTGTTATATCTGTGCCGTCTTTTTGCTTGCCCTCAACCGTTAACTCTGTCGGGTCAAACTTCTGCGCGCCCAATGGCAAGAACCACCAAACGCCGTCACTCTGAAATAATCGCGCGTTAAATACCTTCGTCAGGCTTTCGAGTATTTCGAAGGTTGAATAGTATTGATTAACTCCGTTGCTGTCCGGGTTGCCTAGCGATAGATTTGAAATACGCGTATCAATCAACTGGTTGCTTCCCGTGTAATCCACCGCGTCAAAGTCATTGACGTAATACAGAAAGTTGTCCGTACTCCAAAGGTGTGTCGCCCGTGTTCGGTTCAAACATTGCAGCAGCAGCGTCGGCACATCTACCAAGCCCGTCGAATCGTGCTTAACGTATTGTAAATTACCAAGGTCGTCGGCTGCTGTTAGGGTGTTTTGAATTGGTTGGTAATCGTATGGCCGTGTGACCTGCTCCGGATACAATACCCCAAACCAATACTTTGAATTCACCCCATCCGGATCTTTGTAAACGCTCACCGAAAATCGCTGCTCTGCTGAGGTTGTGAGCAGGTCCATGAACGTTGTGTGAATGCTGGTTTGTTCGGTAAGTGTAAACGTTAATTCACTACCAATCACGCCCTGCAAACGGTCTTCATTGTTGCCGGTGTATGTCAAGACAAAGCCATCGGCACCGAGCTTGAACGTGCCCGCCGTGCCGGTGAAATCTGCATCGTGGATATTCACCCGGTAGTCCGTGCCCAGGTCATCGGTGAATTCTGCGTATAGTCGTATTGGATCAGCCATCAGAATCCCCTTACTCGGTTTCGGTCGATTGCATTTCGTTCACTTGTTAGCAGTATGTCACGGCCTGAAATCTTGCCGGTCACCTGTACGCTTTGCCCGCCCATCATGCTCTGCAATTTGTCCAGCGGCGCAATGACTTCTGGGTTATGCTGTGCGCCTGAATACTCACCGACCTGCGCAATGACCGGCCCGCTGACAATGCCGCCGCTGGCCATCTGTGGAATGCCAAAGCCGCCGCCTATAAACTTACCGAGCGACATTACATTGCCGCCCTTGCCAACTAATGACGACGGCATAAGCACGGAAAGAATGGCGAATTGAGCAATGAGCGAAGCCAGTTGGATCAACATTTGCTTAATCATATCGCGCATGACTTCCTCAAATGTTGCCGTTCCTGCTATGATGCTTCTGAATGTGCTATCAATAAAGTTCGCCATGCTTTGGGCGATGCTGTTGATTTGGTTCTTTACAAGGTTCGTCCGTTCAATGACCTTATCAATGTCCTCTTCGTCAAGATCTGCATCGTCTATGAATTCAATTTCTTGAAATTCTAGGTCAGCCTGAACGGTCACAGTTTCGGTTGGTGTTGGTGTTACCGTTGCACCTGCACCACCTCCGCCGCCGCCGCTTAATAAGTCATTGATAAGCGGACGGATGCCGCCAAGGTTCTTAATAGCACTGGCCACCGTTTCATCATTAACTAATTCGATTGGATCCTTTGCTAATTCAGCATTAATGCCATCGCGAATTGCTGCGGCTGTGTCCACAACGATGCC